CATAGCTCCTACAGTATCAGCAATAGTTTCTGCTAAAGTAACACCTGCAATAGTAAGCGCGTCAGTTTCTAAGGTTCCGTCAACATCTACATCGCCTGAAATGTCTAAAGAGGCGGCAGTCAAAACACCTGCAACCGCTAAGGTGCTTGCCATATCTACTGCGCCGTCAATGTCAACAACATCAAGGTTAGTAACTCCGTCAACATCTAGAGAGCCATCAATATCTACTGCGCCTGAGAAGTCACCTGTAGCCGCATCAAGCTCGCCGCTCAGTGTGATGTTAGTAGCACCTGTAATCGCACCGTTAAGTGCCACAGTACCATTAATATCAATATTTGTAGCGGTTATTTGAATCTCTGTGTCTGCAACAATATCAAGCTGACCATCAGTGCTAGAACTAATGTGTATAGCTGTATCGCGGAACTGAACTTTGTTTGCACCATCAATAGTAGTAGCCGCCGCAATATTTACTGCACCGTCAATATCCACAACATCTAAGTTTGTAGTTCCCGCTACGTCTAAAGCGCCGTTAAAGTCTACGTTACCTGCTACTGCAAGTGTTGTAGCCATATCCACAGCGCCGTCAATATCTACAACATCAAGATTTGTTGTGCCATCTACGTCTATGTTTCCAGAGATGTCTAAAGAAGAAGCAGTCAATACACCTGTAACACCAAGCGTACCTGCAACGGTTGCGTTTACATCTACATCTAGTGTATCTATATGGGCTGTACCGTCTAGGTAAAGATCACGCCACTCTTGTCCAGAGCTTCCAAGGTCAAATGCACTGTCAGTATTAGGAATAATATTACTGTTTACATCAGCGCCGAATACAACATTATCGCTTGCCGCATCACCTAAAGTTAGTGTACCGCCATTGAGTGTTGTAGTACCAGTCACTACAAGCGTTCCACCTACAGTTGTATTGCCTGTTATGCCTAATGTGCCGCCAACAGTTGTGTTGCCTGTTATACCTAGTGTGCCTGCAATAGTTGCGTTAGCGTCTACGTCTAAGGTATCTACGTGGATTGTTCCATCAAAGAAACCGTCCTTAAACTCTAAAGAACTTGTACCCAAGTCAATATCACTATCAGTAACAGGAACAATTGCACCGTCTTGGATGCGAATTTGCTCAACTGCTGAACCACTGACCTGTACAAAAACACCCCAACGGTTGTTAGTGCTATCAACTACAATTTTATTTAAAAAATCTTGGTCGCCAATAATTTCAATGTTTCCACCTTCTCCTGCGCCACCATCGTGTTGGTGTCCAGTAGTTCCACTGCTCGCATACGCAAAGGCTGATACAATTTGATTGTATTCAGTATTGAAAATTGAGGCTGTAATTGTATCGCCATCAGCAAAAGTGCTTTGTCTTGTATAACTTGTACCTGCCATTGTCTATCTCCGCGTTGATGGCATATAATCAATATACATACCGTTTACTGAAAAAGGTGGGTTCTTGTCGTCAGTGCGGATTCTAAAACTTACTGAGTATCCACCGCCTTGAACCGCTTGTCGAACTAGAGGATCGTTAGATGCCCCAAAAATAGTGTTGCTAAATGTTGATGTTCCAAAAATAGCAGGTGTTGGTACTGCTGTCATTATGTAATCTAATGGTTGAGGTACGTCATCGTCCTCGTAATCGTATCTAACTCGTAATACAGGCTGTGCAATTCCTTCTGGACTAAAAGAGAGCTTTACGTATCGCATGTTTTTGCGAGTACCAAAGTCTCCAAAATCATAGTTAGGTGTTGTGTACGTAGCTCTAATGTCGGCTTCAGTATTTAAATGCAAGAACGAGTTACCTACATCGTGAGTATAAACGTATCCTTCGCTATCCCCGTGAAATGTTTTTTCTATTCCATTAGATGAAAAACCCGAAGTAATTGCTCTTGCTTGAATGCCAAATGTTTCTGACCATGCAAAACCTTGAGAGGTTAAAGAGCCTATAATACCTTTTGATTCTTTTGCGGCTTGTGTTAGAGTAGTATAAAATATTCTGTACTGTGATTTCTGACGCAATACAACGCTATCTACAATTAAATTTGAAATATCACTTGATACAGTCTCTACAATACTTTGTATCTGACGGCTTACTGATCCTAACTCAACGTCACCAATACGTGCTGTACCCGCAATAGTTCTTACGCCGTCAGGGCTTAGGAATACTAAGTCACCCGCTACTTCTTGAATTGTATGATTGTCTAAACAACCTACGTTTTTAGTTACAGGTTGTATTGCAATAGTGCTAGAGTTATTTATATTTGTAAGTTTATAGATACTGTTCTTACAGAAAATTACAAGGTCGGAACGGAAACCACGCACTCCAACTACTTTGTCATCTAGCTTTATAGTTCCTGATCCACTGCTTGTAAAGCTATCTATGTCATCAGTTCCACTATAAAAAATTGTGTTAGGGTTAGTTGTATCTCCTGCAACTACTAAGTGCCTGTCGTGTATTGTACAAGTAGTTGGGTTAACAGTACCAGACACTGTTATTTCTTTAGCAAAGTATGTTCTATTAGTAATAGCACCAGTGCCTGTCATTTTAAAATAGAAAGGCTTGTTGTTAGAAGACTCATCAACGATTATAAGTTCGCCGTATGTAGTGTCGCCTTCATAGATAGCAAAGTTACACTGGCCCTGTGAAGTCCTAGCTAACGCTGAACGACCTGTAAAGGCTGTATAATCATCTCCACCACCCGCTACACTAGCTTTGTTAATCTGTAACCACGTACTTCCATCAAGTGTGAAGTAAATGTTTGTTCCTGACGCGGCTATTAAACCGTCAGCGTATACAATCAAACCTAAAATAGGGTTGTCGCTGTTTGGGTTAGCGTTACCAAACCTTGTGAAACCGTTAATTCTGCGGTATCCACCGTCTGTATCAACCTCAAAGTTTTCTAGGCTGGTAGCTAATCCAGGCTGTGCTAACATTTCAAACTGATTTAAATTAGTATTTAAACCACCTTTGCATGAAAGACCAAAAGGTTGAGAACCTGCCATGTTACACGAATCTCATTCTGTCATCTTTCATATAAATAGGCGTAGGCCCCATTAGAACAAGCTTCATGTTTTTTAAACCTTTTTTGTAATCATCATTTGAAAACGCAGCGGCTTGAGCGTTGTCTTTAAATTGATGCACGTAATAACGCGCCCTATTTAAAAGCACAGAAGAATACGAATCGGGGAATACTAATACATCTGAATAAGCCGAAAGGGCTGTGGGTTGCACATACGCAAAAAACCAAACTTTATATACTTTGTCTGGTATAGGGCTAAGTCCAAATTTTCTATTATCTGGGCTTTTAATGACTCTGCTAGGAACACCGTATTGTTGTGTGTCAGCATCGTCTAAATTTTCTGATACTCTAAAAAAATCTTTCCACTCTTCGATAGTAGTGAATTTTAAATTGCGGCTACTGTATGGAGATGATTCTCCAGACACGCCAACTGTAGTCATATAGAAATTATCCCAATCTATATAACTGTAATCTGTAGTAATAGACGAGCTTGCGGGTTTTAACTCATACCATCGAGTACCTGCAACTGTCTCAACGTGCGTGTTTCCGTACATTGGATCTGTCTCGCCGCTGTCGGCTAAAGACAAGAAAGGCCATTGAGGCTCTTCATTGACAATATCAAAGTAGGCTCTGTTAAGAACATCTTTTACATGCGTCTGTATTCCTACTGAACTAGCAAACGAAGCACTTGTAAGTTCAACTTCATTTATTTCTCGTAGGATCTCATTAGCTAAAGTTAGAAAAGTTGTTGCCATATCTTATTGCGCCTTTGATTTAGTTTCAGTTTCTTTCTTACCAAAGATAGCATCCCAGTTATCTTCATATTTTTTCTTGTTCTCAGGCTTGTACCAACTTCCTGTACTGCCTAATGTTTTTCCTCTTTTCTTACCTCTGATCATTAAAGGTTTTGAATCACTTCCTACTTGTGGCATCTTAACTCCTTTAAAGATCAGGGGGCTTTTACACCCCCGTCTCTAATTACTTACTTAGTCAACACCATAGAACGCAGATACTAATGCGTCAGGGCGTAGTACTTTAGCACCGTAAACGTGCAAACCGCGACAAATGTCACCGAAGCTATCTGGGTCACGAAGAACCTCAGTGCTTGTGATGGTCTGAGCCGTTGCAGTAGAACTGATGTGTCCTGCAAGGATCTTACCTGCGGCATTTGAAGTAGCGGCAATGTTGTTAGACTTGTACATGTCAAAACCACGTAACTTGCCGGAAGATACCAAACCATTGCGGATTGATCCCTGTCCTGCGTTGAAGTCCACTGACATTAGCTTAGAGCTAGACTGTGATAGTTGCTCGTAGAAGCTAGGTGGAGCTAAGAACCAACGGCCTTCTTCTGGGATGTTCTGCTCGTCAAGTAGACGGGCCATGTGTGCCATGACATCCAAAGGATCATGCTCGTTAGAACCGAAACCAATATCCAAGTTACCTGTGCCATCAAGAGTTCCTGCGGCTAGGTCAGTAGCACTGTCGCTACCAAGGATGTGGTTAGGGCTTGAAGCTGAAACACCTGCGAACATTGTAGCCATTACGCCTTCGTCAAATGCGTCACGCAAAGCGTAAGCGGCAGATGAAGATGCAACTTCTTTAAAGTTCACGTGAGACATAGCAGTTTCAATATCGTCAACTTTGAATTTAAATGCGTTAGCCACATCTACAATCAAAGTAGTTTCAATGTCAGTTAGCTTAGTCTGAGTTACGTCAGCGCCACGTTCATAAGTATAAACAGTGATTTCTGGCTCTTTGATGATCTTTACAGAGTCACCGAAAGAAGAAATTTCACCGCTATAGTCAGTGTTAGTGATTGCTTCAACTACCGAAGCTTTTCGGAAGAAGTTTAAAACCTTCTTAGAAAAGATTGCTGGTAGGAAAAAGCTGTTAGTTTGACCAGTAACCGAATTACCAAAGTTACCGTTAGTGTCTGTACCTTGTTCAAACAGTTGGTCGGATGCGTTATACGCCATTATGTGTTACTCCTAAAAAAGACAATTATATTAATCTACTATTCTGCCTTCCATTATAGCCTCATCAATTTCACTTTCGTATTTATCGAATTGAGCTATAGACAGCCTAGCGATTTCCCGTTGTGACCAAATCTTTGGTTCTTTAGCATCAATTTGTGTTGTCCGTGTGGACACCATATCTGCCGCTGAAGATTTGGGGGCTTGTGATTTCTTTGTCTTCTGCTTACTTCCAATTTTAATACCATTTTCCATCTTATAAAGGTCGATAGCTTTAACCGCTAATGCAACATTGTCTGGGTTTTCATAGATCCAACCCTGAATTGCTTCTGGTTGTTCCTTAGCCCATTCATGAAACTTTTCATCGCCTCGTATATCCTCAAAATCAGGATGGCGAGAACGTAGCGTAGCTTCAGCTTCTTTCCGTTGCATGGCTGATTCTCGTTCTTCAAGAACAGACATCTTGGTTTTTAAAGCTTGCATCTGCTGTTCACTCTGTAAGTGTGCAACAGTTTCTACGGTTTCGTATAGATCAGGATATTCAGCTCTAAAGTTTTCAAGGTCTTCAGTTGACTTAGGCGGGGCATACGCAGGTTGCGTCTCTTGTGCCATCGCTGTAAGTTCTAGTTCTCTTTGCTTATGAGTTGCTATCTTCTGATCGTAATGTTTCTTTAGATCATCGTATCGTTTTTTATAATTAGTTCTTCCTTTAGGTTCTGCCTCTTCTTGTTCAGGGGCCGCTTTAGGGGTAGCCTGTGAGGGTTCTTCAAAGAAAAGCGTATCTGCTTTACCTCTGCTTGGGGCATCTGGCGTGTGCCAAGCCTTCTTAGAGTTATACGGATTCGCAGTTGGTTCTTCCATTTGTTCGTTTGCAGTTGACATATTAATCACACTCCTGTTGGGGCTTGCTAGTCTTTCAAGGTGGCTATATTACTCGCGTTTGTAATACAGGGTCTTGATACTTCAAGGTGGCCTCTAGGTAAAATTGATAAGGGGTCTAGTTAAAGAGTAGCCTTATCCCTTGTTGGTACTTGGCATTCTATCGGCGTTTACCATCCTTGCTCGAACAAGTTTTGCTTCTTCTTCTTCTTCGATTTCAGGGGCATCACCCATATTTATTCCTCCGAACGCCATTTTTTTCAAACCACCGTCATAGGCTTTCTCAGCATCGTCCATCATAGTTTGTAGCTGATCCGCACCCACTTGATCGGTGGCTTTTTTGGTGAAAACAAATTCACCGTCCGATAACCTTGCGGGAATCGAATCTGATACTCCAGTGCCAAGGCCACTTACTTCGCCTTCGCCAGAGAACTCTCCTGCAACATCCAT